CGGATCAACGCGCGTGACGCCGGGAGGACCTGCACCAGGTGAAGATACGTCAGGAACGAAAGAGTTGGCAGGATCTCCTGCTTTTTGCCATGTGACGTCCTTACCCTCAGCTGTATCTGGGGGCTGAATTTGTGATAGTTTTCCTGTAAAGATAAGATCTACGCCCGTAGGAAACATTTGAGGATCTCCTGCTTGCAGGCCACTCTCTGGGAATATTCCGCCGACGCCAGTTGCATTAACATTTGCAATTGCTCGTTTTACAGCTTCAGTAGCTGCAGCAGTTGCATCAGTCTGATATACTGCGCCATAGATGTTGCCTGCTTCGTTTTCTGCACGAGCATTAAATAAGTCACTCAACAGCTTATTACGTGCACTCGCAGGAGGAACGTAATTTGTGTATCTACCTGATCCGGGTCCGCTCATTGTATTATCCTTTCAAAATCAATCAATCAATCAAACTCTTTTTGAATAGCGCTGACGCGTCTCTTGAATTTTAAGAATACGTTGACGAAGACGCATTTCTTCGATTTTAAGAGCCTTCATAAAATCAATGTGCTTTTCTGCAGTCTTTTCTGTTCCATGCTCATCAGCATCAACTTCTTCTGAGTCTTTTGCACGGTCCTCTGTTGATTCCATGTCGCCAAACTTGGCAACTTCCTCTTCTATGATCCTGTGAAGCAATTTGTTTGTAAGTTTCATTGATATTCCTTGATGTGACCAACTCTAAATATACTGACCAAAAAAAATATTAGCGATTTAATGCTTTTGTGAAGGTGCAAATGCAAGATTTGCCCATCTTGATGAAGCATCTTCACCAAATAGCTGTTCAGGACTTGCTGCAGCAACTACTTGTTCAACGAATCCGCCGGGTACAGATACAGCAGCCGACTTTGAATCACTTTGCAACATTTTTGGTAATGTAGTTGCCGCAGTGTCTGCTAACACTGATTCCAAAGCTCTATTACCACCTGAAGACTGTCTTACTGCCTCACGCAATGCAGAGGTAGGTGCTCTGCTTGGTGCAGATTGCTGTCCCCTTTTTTCTGTAAAAATAGGCTGCTGTGATGGTTTCATAATATTCGAAGAATTATCTAATGATCCACCGAGGCCCTCCTGTAGCAACTCTACGAGACATTCCTTCACGATAGATTTCAAGTCACCTTTTGTTAATTTCATGTTCGTCCTGTCTGTTTAGTTCTTGTTAGATCTTTATCAGTCAAATATTGATAATTTAGTCCTGATTGTCTTGCCTTGACATATTTCTTATATTCAGCATGACAAAAATAACATATGAGCGTTTTTATTCCTGTTTCAGGTGAATTTCTCATCTTCTTCATTTGACATGATCGCGAACAAAAAGTTCTAACTTGAATCTTGCTGCTAGGACAAATATTGCGTTCAAATTGAGCTTTACATGTTAAGCATGTAAAATTTAGCTTCATAAAGTTATGCTATCCTGTTAGCATTGTTGTAGAATAAAATGTCGTTAAGTATGCGATTAATCTTGTCAGACTTGTTAAAAATGTGTCTAAGTTCATCGTGAGACACAGTTTTTCCTTCTTGCATCATGAATGCACCAGAAGTTGAAGGTTCACTAACATAATCCCAGCATATGAGCTGAAAATCGTCCTGAACAACATGATAATCACCTTGCTTCTTAGTTGATCCGACGCCACGGGAACTAATTCCAAGTTTCACTCCGCTCTCAACAAGAGACTGCAGAATTTTTCCGGAAGGCGTGTCAAGTAATTCAACAGTACCCATTACAGTGCCCTGTTCAATATAAGCAGATCTAACTATGTGAGATACATTTTTAAGATTTACAACTGAACTTTCTGGATGATCACATTCTCCAAGCGCCCTGTTTTCATTGATAAATTTCTGATAGTTTCTTACTTCGCGCTCGAGGACATGCATCGGATAGATTCGCCCATTTTGATTTAATACGTCTGCCTTTTGCAGGATCCCTTTCATGATTATTTTTCCGTCGTTTTGTTCACGAGACTCTTTGATGGTTCCGACTGAATAGTCAAAGGTCTCGTACGAATTTATAAGCTTCAAGTCAGACATTTTTCATCTCTCCAATCGTATCTATATATTTCCACCGAAATCCACCGCTGATTTTTCTTTCACCACGAGCGACCTCACACAGGTGACTTACGTTGGTGTTTGTTAGCTTAGATGCTTCCGTTGCTGACTCGAATCGAGCAATGACTCGACCATCCAGGCTGAGTTGTAAGACGGGTTTTGACCGAGGACACTTAAAATTCGGATCTGATCGATGTAGATACATGGCTCTGCGCTTCTTCTCAGCAACATCAGGTCTGACCTGAGCAAGCTTCTGAGCCATGCTATTCTTCATCTTTGATTCAGGTGTATTATGGGCTGTCTTCTGAAAGTCACACATTCTTCTTCGTACATCAGGATCAGACAATGCCAATTTCGTGGCTAGTCTGTGACGCTCCTTCGCTGCTGGTGACATGTCTCTAACACCTCGTCCACCAGGCGTCTCGTTGTATCCTTCGGGTGATCTAGTCGATAACTTTGCTATCCAATGGATCTCGGCAAAACATGCCTCTTCCACAGAGCCTATATTCTCCTGTATGACCTCATGTGTCCATGCCGCCAGGCCGTATTTCCTGATGGCGTTCTGAAAGTGATATTTTCTACTCGGATTGTGATTATAACATCTGAATGCCAAACTGACGTGCTCGCTCCAGCGTTTCTCCATGGAGTTCTTTGTAAAACCAATGTATGACTTTCCAGTCTCAGTGCAGACATGTCTATAGACGATGTAGGTCATTGTAATTACTCAGTTGATTCGAGTTCGTCCTTCAGATTAGAATAAAGCATAAAACGAGTCACCATTTCATCGTCAATGTTATCAAAATTTTCCACAGTCAGTGCAGCCTTCGTTTCATCCAATTTTTCTCTCAAATATTCACATGAATTCATTCCAGCACTTGCCGGTTTCATTGCTTGACTATATGAATCGATGAGAGTCATCACAGATTCTTTGATTTCCTCTAGCTTAAGCCTGATTGAAGTTTGATCTTCTGAAGCCGTTGAATATGTGTATGCTTTTATGAGTGATTTCTGTTGTTCATTGAGAACATCTGCATATTTTTCATTCAGCTTCTTTGACATCACTTTCATTAGAAGACGTGCAGTTCCTGATGAATCTTCTGAAATTACGGAATCTTCTACAGGCTTCTTTACTGTAGTGAGATATTTCATCACTTGATCTTCGTACTGTGCTTGGCTGAGAAGATCCTTTGTAGAAGCAGACCACTCATTGATTAACATCTGTATTGTTGCAAGTTCTCTGTACTCAGAGACATGCTGATCATAGAAATTTTCATCATTGATCATATGATTGATGTTTTTTATCAAGAGTGACTTTTCTCTGTCCAATTTTTCAGAATCAAATGCTATAACAGCATTTTTTGCCTCAGATAATATTGAAGCAGCAACGTGTTCAGAAGACACAGTTGTCTTCATCAAAGCGTGCATTAGGCGAAACTCTTTATAAATTTCTGTGCCGGGCTTGAAATATTTTCTTAGAATTTTTAGAGCAGTTGACGATTTTTGCTTCTCGTCTTCGACGAGAGCACGTGAAATCGTATGAACCAAAAATTCGTAAAGAAGAAGCGAATTTCTCTTTTTCTGATGCTTTCTCATTTTATCGTCACTTTCTCTATTCGTTATCCTCGTCGATGATGAGGACCTCTTCGTTTTCAATATTGTCGGCTCCTTCTAAGTATCCTGCGACTTCAGTTAGAACTGACTTTGACTGTACTGTTGGCATTTCACGCGTGAATCTTCTTTGCATATTTGACAATGATCTCATGACATCGCCTGTAATGACTGTCTTATGAAGTTGTGCAGTTGATTCACCGAAAGGATTTTTGACGAGAGACTTCATCCAGCTGTTGTCAAAAGGATCATCGTCACCCTTTGAATTCGTCATCTTTGCAAAATCAGGCATATGCGTTTTCGATGCGCCATGATGTCTTATCCTGGATCTATTATAGAGGACTTTGTCTAGTTGGCGCTGAACATTTACGGGTGTCTTTACATTTGAAACACTTAACTTAGCAGGAAAATCTTCATCATCCTCTGGGTCATCGCCTGCTGTCATGAGACTTACTGCAGGATTATTTGACATCATGTCATGGCCGGCAAAGAGATCTTCTCCGCCTGATGCCTCGCCACCTTTATCTTCTTCAGCGCCGCCTTCACCGGCTCCGCCAGCCGGTTCGGCATCTGATTCTGCGCCGGCGTCATCACCGCCAAACATGTCTTCTTCACCACCTTCGTCATCGTCACCACCTTCATCTGTTGTGGCATTTTCAATCATATTGTCGACAAGCTTCTCTTTCAGTCGATGATCATCGATTGCCTTACACTGTTCATCATTGAGACCCCATATCTCTCTACGAACAAAGTCCTTGCTCATATGACCCTCTGGAGCTGTGCCGGCGATCTCGAATTTGGCTCTCCACAGTTCTAGCTTTTGCTGCTGTGCAATCGTAGAAGGATTTGAAAGGCGCAGTGTGAAATTCTGCAAATCTTCAGAATCAAATCCGTGTGCGTAAAGATGTATTATTGCGAGCTTATTGAGCTCAGAAATTATAGTCTTTTGAACGACACTTATCGTACGTGAAAATCTTATATCTTCCTGAGCCAGCGTGGCCTTGCTGTTTGATACAATCACACAGTTGTCTGCCCATTCAATCGATTCTGTTAAGTTGTTAGATTCTGTAGGTACAGTAGTAAGTGACGCGGCAAAATTGTGATGTCCCTCTACTTCGAGGTCATATACTGGCACTGCGACTGGAAGATCGACGATCCTAACTTCAGTCACGACATGGTTACTGATTCCGATCTGTTCAGCCGCTTTCTTGGCAAGTCGAATGCCTCCCCACTCTAATTGAACGTATTTGAGCAAGGCCTGAAATCCACAGCGATCTCGATAATCTGATTCAAAAGCAGCTTTAAGGGTTCCATGTCGGGCGAGAGATGAAAGGACTGCACCCTTGTTCAAGTTCCAAACGATATTTCGCTTGAAGGAACCCCAATTTTTGAATCCTGCATCCATCATTCGTTTTTGTACGACAGCTGTAGAGACACCCAATGCATCTGCAACTGTGTTGACAGTGGCTTCTGACATAAGACGACGTGCAGCATATGCGACATCCTCGTAAGTGATGTCATAGCCGCCGCAGCGATGAGCAAATCGTGCTTTCGGCATATTGTCATCCGCAAACTTCGACCAAGAGAGCCCTTCATCTGACAATAGCCTATCAAAAACTCGATATCCAATTCCCAGACGAGAGATGAGTTCTTTTTTAGTGGATGTCGTGGGAGCTGTCATTAGAACATCTGAATATGCGATATCATGATTGAATCGAGGGTTTCCCTTCCCTACGTAACATTTGTTGATCTTGTTCAGTGTCGCATGCAGTTGCCGATGAATCTTACCGTCCTTGATGAAAAGTAGGTTACTCGGATCGTTATTCAACTTATCAAAATTGACATGATGGATAACATTCTTATTCCTCAATGCAGGGTATTTGCTCGTTCCAGCGACACGATGAGAATACTGCCACTTGTTTGTATCTGGGTCGAGGAACTTGTGGTAACCATCGAGGTAATCACCCGTGGCTTTTGACGACAATTTCGAGTACATAGGCATGACAGCATCACCAGGTCTCAACTGGCCTGCTGGTCGATATCCTGCACCGTTGCGCAACATGATGGGATGCTCAGGTGTTGACCGAAGCACAGAGCCGTCATCGAAGACAACGTCGACCAGCTTCGTGACTTGTTTTGTCTCCCAGGCCTTAAGGATCCTACCGGGAACAATTTTGCGCTTGACATGATCCCAGGCATATGCATGATGACGCCCTGAAAAAGCTTGAGGATCCAGTCGGCACTCATCGGACAACTCTTTGATTGTCAATGCTCTGTTTCCTGCACGAGCAAATGTAGGAATGCAAGTTGTTGAAACTAAACAACTAAGTGATTCATCGTAGCCGAGATATGCCCGAGGTATTTTAAGCGCTGCGAATAATTTTTTCTGTATGTACGCCACGTCTTCAACGGCTGCTGTATTTTGACCGCCGGCGAGCGTGTCTATTTTTGTCCCACTGTCATTGCCGCGAACAGGGATGAAATAATCTTCGTCAACTGAGTTCCGTACAAATACTCCGGAGTAAATGTCATTTTTTTGATTTTGATCAAGAGACGATCCACCGGTTGAAATAATATGTGTTGAATTTTCAACTGTAACACCATACGCTGGTGCTTCCCAGTCAGTGAATCGAACGGCAATTACTTTGTGATTTTTAAGTTTTCCAGATGCACGATAAGCATCATAACAAATTCGTCCACAAAATGTGCGACCCGCTGAAGTGATCTTGCTTCTTGGATTGACAACATATTTATTATCGCAATTAGAACATGAAACTGTCGTCTTGGCATAGTAACCGCCTGTTGCAAGGTAACGTGAGTCAAATTCATTTTTCGTCAGACCGTTTCGCATCATAACTCGATTTAAGTCATATGTGCTAATACCAAAAGCTTGAGAAATATGCTTGCGAGATGTGGGCCTGTTTGTTTCACAATATGCAGCAATCTTATCGAGTGGTGCTCTATTGGCTGCAACATAGTCCTTAACTTCTCTCAAGTTACTAAAATTGTAACGTCGAAGGATCTTCAAAAATGAACTCTTGCTAAGTTGATCTGAAAATCCATTTTTGAATTCAGGATTTAAGTGCTTAAGATAATCCTTGAAATCTTGTGATCTGTTTAAGCATGCTCTTACCTGATGCTCTCTAGCAGTTGAGCCAAGTTCATAGATCACAGATCCCACGTATCCAACAAATCTAGAATCTGTCTTTAGTGTGAGAGAATCAACTCTTTTCTTGCGAATAACAGGTTTGTTCCAACAATCAGTTGCAATCTTGGAGAAATCGTATTGTTGATGTGTTTTGATGAATGTTTGTCTTGATTTTTCTCGACCTCGAGTAGAAACGTTACATGCTTTCACAATGTCAGCATGAAGGATACTGTGTTCCTTTTGAGTCATTTTTTGCAAATTATCAGGTCGATTATCATGCTTGACATGATTAACGTGATGAATTACATTTGGCAACTTACATTCGCCATATTTCCATTCACCTGATATGCGATGTGCTGAACGATATTTTCCAAGGCCTGGATCGTAAATATCGACGTACGGATTTATTTTTGAACCGTAGCGACTAGTGAGTGACTGATTAGTCTTCGTATAATAAGGCATGAGAGAATCATTCGGCTTGAGATCTTTTGCCTTAATTTCAGTGCCATCTCGAAGAAGCCACCCATGATCAGGCGTTGTCCTAATGATTTGTCCGTCATCAAGTTCAACTTCGACAAATTTTGTTGACTCGATTGTCTTTCCGGCCCAAAGAATCTTTGTAGGGACAACGTGTTGTTCTTTATCAAGAGACCATGTCCATACATTATCCTTATATACATCCCAATTTTCTGACAAATCTGAAAATGTTTTCTTTGTACCATCACACAAGTATATGTAATCATTACCAAAATGACAAAGTGGGTTATATCTAAGATCGACGCGACTTGTCTTAGTATCTACAACCTGTGTCGATCTCAGTGCTGTCTTCTGTTGTTCTACGTACATCTCCACATTTTCAGGCGGGATATTCGCCACATCAATATAGAACACCCTTCTTTCAGGTGCTCTAACAACACGATACACCAACATTGCGTCCTCAATGAGTATCAGCTGACGCCATATTCTTCGTGCAGGTTCAATGACTGATGAACCGTATGGAAGAAACATGTCATTTCCTAGAAGTCGAAAATGTGTTACTTCCCAGTTTTCCAATGTTCGATTTCCGAGTGTGACCCAGCGATAACGAACAGCCATTGGATCGTTAGGATCGAAGTTCTCTTCTCTTTCTATCTCATTTACAGGAATTGGAATTGCATTTATGACACCGTGTTCGGGTGACACGTCATTATAGAGGAAGCAATCTCCGTACTTACAGTTTTCGAGACAAATTCCTGAATCATTTTGAACAGTTAGCCCATCATAGTTAACCCTATTCGTTAGGGTCATAAATCTGTGTCTGTCATGCTCTCCAACAGGACCAAGAACTTCCATACAATAGACGTCTGATGTATTGGACAGTCTCTCAATCCTGTCAACTTTGTGGTTCATATACGATGGTGATTCTTTTCCGGCTTGTGATGGATGTTTCTCTCTCATTGACGGGACGATACCTGTCATCTTCTGGCTCTTTTCGGCTCGAATGAACCGCGGAGTCGACTTGTCAATATCATTATGATGAGTTACTAACCATCTCCCGTTCTTTATCTTTCCTTCTTCGAGAATTTCTGCGACTCGACTGTGTGTATAAACATACCGACCAGATGCAGGATCGTAGACCTCTTCATATCCATCCATAGCCGCGGCGGCAGATCGATTACTTGTTTTTCGATAGAAAGGCATTAGGCTCTCACCAGATGAAAGATGTTGTGCTTCCTTGCTCGAACCGTCTCTCATCGTAACTCTGTGATCAGGTGTACAATCAACATATGAACCATCATCCAACCAGACTCTGACAATTTCACTATCTTTTCTTGTCAAGTCACACCACGTAACCTTTCCAGGTACCATTCGATGTGTCACATCCTGAACAGAATAAACCCACGGTGTCCAATCGGGGTTTGCCTTCATCTTTTTGGAAAGATTCTCTATTGTCAACGTGGACCCATCCAGAAGTGGTATGTATGTGTCTTTGTGAACTGGCAAGTTTCTCGTCCAGGAACGTAGATTGAATTCTACGTTGATAGTATTGTAGAAGAGATCTTCGAGTATTTCTCTGATTTTTTCATTATCAGAATAGATGTGAAGAGATCGTCCTTTGTCATCTACTGCGCAGGTTTCATCTGAATTGTGAACAATGATACATGATGATGCTGTAGGTTCACTTGCTATTGCAAAATTATGCCACCGATCTACTTGCAAATCGAATACATCGTCAAATCCGTCTGGTATTACAGATGCTACCTTATGATTGACATGTACATCGCCATTTAGTTCGGGTGAAACATGTTCAGCAACAATTTTATGTGTATAAATCAAACCATTCTCTGGCTTGATCTGTTCATCGCAATCAATTCTATCTTCTGTGCTAAAAGATGATATCTTTGCATACATTGAACGAATGCTATCTGCGGGCATTAGATCTTTTGTACGCTTATAAGATCCATCTGTAAGTAAAACTAGATGATTTTCTGTAAGTCGTACAGATGTGCCATCATCAAATGTAATTCTAAAGAGCTGTTGATTAGTACCTGTCTTTACGACACGTGAACATAGGCCTGGAACAAATTTGCAGTTATCATTATCAAATGAATACACTTCGAAATTTTCACTCTTTGAATCAAATAGCTCTTTAACTGTAAGTTTAGTGCCATTGAGCAAAGGAATGATCGTATCTGGTGCTAAACAATAAATGTCTAACGCACTTGCAATTTCTGCTGTGTTATGAGAGATAACTGTATCTGTTGCAAAGTTCTTATATCCGTCAACTGTAAGGTCATAAAGAGGAATCTCTCCATGATATTCAATTGAGACCACTTTATGATTTGCATAGCTCTGAGCAAAATCATTGAAACCTTTGAATCCATTCTGAGATAATCGAGATAGAACAGTGTTCTTGTTCACAGAGAGTGCCTCAGATAGAAGAGGCAATGTCATGTCTTTGGAATAGATGTTACATACATCCTGAAATGTTACTGGGTGATTATTCGATCCTTTTGGACGACCACCTCTTTGATCTTGCCTTGTTTGAAATCCCAGATTATCTCTAAGCTGCATCCATGACAATCCTGATTTTCGCCACAGGAACTTATCTAATACATTGACAGTGCAGCCAAGCTTCATTGATAATGATAGCTTCGTATCATTCTGTGAAGCAAGAGAAGTTATCTCACTTAGCGTAATATCATTGATTGTTCTAGATCGATCAACACTATTAGGCACAATATGATCTGGATTCTCATATGTCTGCTTAAAGGTTTCGAAATTATTAAATCCATGATCGGCAAGTCTGGATTTGATAAGATTGAAGTTTACATCAAGCGCCGATGATACTTTGCTCATGTTAAAGCCTAAAGACTCACATGTTTCAAGGATCCTACCAAATGTAACATCTAGACGTGCTGTCGGGGCATTTTTTACCATCCGTCGAGCATGGTCTTTCTTAAACTTCTCAATCCATTCGCTATTTGAATCATCCCACTTCTTAGCATTAAGTTCAAATGAATGAAGTCTTGTATGATCAGATCGAGACATTACCCTAAGGTTCTCGATTCTATTATCATTTTTGTTAAAATTGACGTGATGCACAACCTCATCATCTGTTAATTGTCTGTCATTAACCCACGAAGCAACTAACTGATGTTCACGAACCCAACCGTGTCGTCCCTCTTCAGGATTTGTCGTATATACCCATCTGTAACCAGATGATTCAACATTTTTAGAATCAAAGAGATCCTTCCTATAGAACGGCATCATTGTGTCGCCTAATTTGAGATCCTCTATTGTTCTATATGATCCATCTCGTAGCATAAGTCTGTGATTAGCAGATGCAATAATTGATAAACCACTATCAAATGTCACACGAAAAGCGTGATCAACACATGTTTGTCTAGCCTGCTTACCCCACGCAGGAACTATCTTTTTCTTCTCATGATCATATGAGTAAACAACAAACTTATACTCTGGGTTCTCAGCACATCTTCTTGCAAGCTCCTCAATAGTCACAAATCCATCAAGTTGAGCAATTCTGGTTGCACCATCGATGCAGTACTCCATCTCGCCGAAATCCTGATAACGCATCAGGCGCTCTGTAAGGTTATACGCGTTGGCAGTGATCGAAGCATACGTCGGCGACATCGATTTCTGAAAAAGCAATGTTCCGCTGCTCTTTGTCTTGTCAGCCACAGCAATGGTAGTATCCAGATTGCGTAACTTCCGTCTTACGACAGGACCTGATCTAAACAGTCTAGTAAGCTTCTGAAATAAATTTTGGTCAGGTTTTGCCATTACATAATTCCTAGTTTCTTGAGATCAGACAAATACCAAAGAATTGCATTGTCATTATGAATTGATTTAAACCAATCCCACTTTTGTTTCTGCATTGGCCGAATCCAAGCACCTTTTATCTCTATGAATTTTCCTGCAAATTCACCAGACAGAATTTGCATATCAATGAAATATACCCTGCCACCGAGACTATGATTGCGAGGTATTACAAATGATGGTTGCCAAATATACTCAATCTTATTATCATTAAGCCATGCTACTACTGATGATTCATATGAACCGACAGTAACAACTTCATCATTTGTTTTCCAGTTATAAAAAACTTTCTTGTGGCGTCGAGATCGATCTGTTTTTCTTCTTATTTCAGGTGATTTTTGCGCATTGTCGACACCGAAATTTTTCATAAGAGTAGATTTGACTTTATTCTTTATATCTGTTCGTTGCATAGGATTTGAAACACCATGCAGCAAAAGATGATCTTTTTCAAATTTTATTCTTACTATTCCTTTGCTCAGCGGCGTAAGAGATCCGTATCTCTTCATACAAGTCAATCGAGCGTTATTCTTTGCTCTGCTTGGATGACAATGACCACGAGTCACATTATGAACATATGCATGCCATGCGCCAAAATCTTTATCAATGAATGTTGCTTTTTTGCTTGATCCCGTGTAAGACAAATCAATAATATCAACATTTCCAGCATGTACTAAATCTAGTCTAGATCTAATTTCGTCGACTGCTACGATTTTTGCCATTTTTCTTGCCTTGTCATTCTGGACAAGACCCTTGTTCAGTTATCTTACTACGATTTCTGTGCTTTGAGTGTAACTTTTTTCATTGGAGGCTTAGTAACATCGACATATTGCATTGGAGATGCAATAATTCTATCAAGCGACTTCGTAATGCCATCAAGATGATCAGCAAGATCTGCCTTGACTCTTTCAGATGCATTATTTTTGAAATTTTCAATTGCATTCAAAAGCTTTGATGCGCCTGACATGTTTTTTGATGCAGCGTCATGATTTGCACCTTCTGTGATGCTAATCATCTCTTCTCTAATGATTTTTTTGAGTTTGTTTAGTTCGATCTTTGGCATTTTGCACCTCTAGCTGGTATATCTATGCTCTTCACTTGTAGAGCCATGAAAAATCTAACGTTGAGCCTGGTTTTATTCGTTGACGGCCGGCAGTATTATAAGAAGAAAATCCTTGCATATTTGCATTTTGTACGGGTCTAACTTCGTCAATTCCTCCCGGGAGTTCCGTACTTAATCTTACTCCTTTTGACGTTGCAGCGAGCATGGCATAAGCCATGTCCATTCCATTATTTCCAACCTGACCATCACCACATGCTAGCCAGATACCAATTGCTATGCTCATTACAAGGTCATCATGCGCATCTTTTGAGGCCTGTGCCTTCGAACCATTCCAAACGAATGCTTGCAATTGATCATAGAGTCTTTGTGACGGTGTTTTTAATTTCCCATTTCGAATTGTCTCTTCAAGTTTTGCAAGAATTTGGCCTCTTGTCTTCGTCTGTGTTAAAAACCCAGGTACCTGTTCGGGATTTATTGGTCGGTACTCAAATGGATTACCGTTATTATTTGCGTAATATAGACGTGGGTAACCCATGTCTTTTAGCTTTGTGCATGTGAAATATCCGAATGTATTTTGTTCTGGGCACAACAGTGCATCGTTGTAGATTTTCCCGTACTCAAACAAAAGATCTGCCAACTTATCAGGAGGTATCTTTCCCATGAATTCTGCAACGACTTCGCACGTTTCATAATCAATGACATGAAATGTTGAAAAATCTGCTGCGTCTCCGCGGGATACGTCAGACGATATAACATATTTTCGTGTTTCTTCGCAATTTCGCCATATCCAAATTGCATTTTGTGGACCTGTTCTTTCAATTGGCGGTCTTATCATTGCTCTGAGCTTGTCAAATTCAGATGGTTGAAGAAATGTGTCGCCTGATGATATAAAATCACACAAAAACTCCTGAGCTACCTTGCGCTTTGGAATATTCTTTGTTTCTTTGTCAAACCAAGCCTGATCATGTTCAGGGTGTACAGTCCATGGCAATCTGATTGGATTGAAATCGTTTGTCGAAGTTTCTGCTTCTGTCCAAAGCTTATAATATTGACCGCCGACGCCATTTGGTGTCGACAAAATAATTGCATTTCCACCAGTTGAAAGCGTCGGGTAAAGAGATGTCCAAATTTCATCAAAATCTCGAATAAATGCGCAATTAGAACTAACGATGCCGTTAGTATAGTACTGTCGACCATTTTCAACATTGATCAGATCAAAAACATGTTCTTCATTATCTGATGCTATGTCAATCTTTGTCACAGAAAGAACAACGTCATCTAGTAACAAATCTCCGGGTAACAAATCACAAACTTGAATGAAGTTTCCATCAATATTTTTTACCTTGTGTTCTGACGTACACTTCAACGTCTTTCCACTTAGACATGTCAAAAAATATAGGCCTGTGCGTACAGCCTTCTTTATACCGTCAAAATTTTGCCAGCCCCCAGGTGTCTTTACTTGGTAATGTGTGTTGGTAATGTAGGACATCTAAAATTTAGTTTTGCCTTAATTTCTTGGTGTGAATCTAAAAATGAATCTATTCGCTCTCGATTTGCATAAAACCAATGTTCATCAATCAACTCGAAATTGATACCTTTTGTTTCAGCCCACTGTCTTGCAGCATCAAATTTGGCGATCTCTTTCGGTATGTTTTGACGACTTGTCGGTCGAATCTCAATGAGTTTTTTGTTGATTGGTGAAAAAAAGTCAACGATGTACACCCTGCTATCGCCTTCAAACATATACGGTATTCGAATCGACTCATACTCTAGTTTTTCTCCAGATCGTTCTACTGTTACAAGGTAAAAAATTGCTTCCCATTTACTTCTAAATCGCAATAACGACTCTTCGTAGTCTAGTGAAAATGTAACTGATCGACGCCAGTTATTAGAGTTGGGCGTGAATTCGCCTAGTTCAATTTTTTTCTTCATTGTAGCAGATTGATTCTTCTTCATCTGCGCTCGAGACCCGCTGTCTTTTAATCTTTGTTGAAATACAGGATCCTGATGTGTTTTTTTGTTTGATTCTGAAATTTTTCGCTTACATTCGTCTGTCATCCAGTCGCGATCAAGAATAACATTATTACTTTTTCGAGTATCGATTCTTTTTTTCTTTTCAGACTGCGTCTGAATTCGACATTTGGCCGTCGCAGAAATTTTTTGTCGAAGTCTTTGTGCAGTCTCATAATCAAATTTGTCAGAAAAAGAACCAGAATTAGAAGCACCTATCTTTTTTGCAATCTGTTTCTTCTTTTCATCAGAAAAATTAGCGTGCATTTGTGTAGATAATTGAGATCTAAACTTAAGAATACAGACAGTCTTCTTACATGTTGGTCGAAATCGCGATTCACAAAAAATGGGAGTGCGAAGATCGTTACAAAATTGACAAATTGGCGGTTCTGATACATCAAGCTTTAGACACAAAAGACGTAAATACAATGATGGTTCGTGGTCATTCAAAAATGACGTTTCTTTTAACACAAACTCATGCAAATCTTCTAAATTACGACATACAAACCAGCTTGCGCTATCTTTACATGTTCCTGCCAAAAATGATCCATTGACATTTGTCAATGTTTGTAGTGCTTCACTGCGTGTCCATATCCTCGTCATCTAACAGATAGATATAGCTTGTGTCACGATTTTTCTCTTCTTTGTGAAGAAGATCATAAAAATCCAACATCGATAATTTTGTTTCCAGACCTGTTGTTGAATCTCTAATATCAATCATTGTCTCTCCCGAAACACATTCATCAACAACAAGCAATGCCAATGCTTCAGATCTGCCGGCGTCAGGAGAAGTTGGTACAGCAGTTATTGTAGATCCATTTGTGAAACGAATTGATTGTTTTGTTGGTTCAAAATTTGTTAGAAGCAACCAAGATGGCAAACTGTCAAGTATAGTCTTTACCTTTTTAATGAAATTGATTGCTGTGTTAAGCTTTGTTGCAATGATTAGACAGTTTTTGTCCTTCTTAAAAATTGCATACCAGACACAATATGCTGCGGTTATTGTTGATAATCCAAGCTGTCTTGATTTTAGAACAATGTTGAATCGATGCTCTTGGAACTGCTTAATGCAGTCATCTTGAAAATCATATGTATCGAGTGGTATAAGTCCCTTAAGCGGATGCTGGATCATGCAATACTTCTTCATGAAGTGTATTGGATCCCTTCCACAACGCAATATTTCTGCAACCGTTGCCTGTCGAGACATCGGTGAAGATTTTGTAGACGAAATGCTCATGCAAGCGAGAAGATCGTCTTTCTACGAAAATATGCTGTTCTTTTGGGATTATGGACGTTAAACCCTATTATCTCTATTGAATCTGAAGAATCCTCTTCCTTGACGGTAAGGCTGTCGCCTGATATTTCTTTGTAAAGCTTCTTAATGTTCTTAATGTGCGCATCAATTATTTGAATTGATTCCTCAGAACAAGAACGTTTCATCAGTATCATTTCTTTTTCAGAAACAAAGTTTGTAATTACGTTATATGAAGCTTGAAGTCTATCACCTCCGAGAATCAAAAATTTGACTGAGTATGATGCTGTTTTGGGAGTCGATGATCTTCCCCACGTTGTATCGATTGACTGAGCCAAGGCTGAAAGATTTAGTAACTTTGACATGAGAGACTCCTGCAATGTAAATATAACACACTTGCAGCTATTGTTCGTTTTGTTTTAAACTTTCTGATGAAGGCCTCCAGCCACTTTTCCACCTTGTCATATCCGGATATACCCACCGTGCTGCACATTTATCACAACAACCAAATTTGTGATATGAATCCTCATCATATAATGAACGCATCATTATATCACAAATAGGACAGAATAGCGGTTGCACAGAAGCTGAAGATTCTTTTGGCTTGATTATGAAAAATCCTCCCGGATGATCTGCAATGATTCTGTCATTGAGATACGGTTTCCATTCCAGGCCCATCAGAAATGCTCCACAAAAGAGTCCTTCTCTTTTTTTGATATTTCAATGACATGATCTGCTACGTCCTTGATGCCATCAATATGCGTGATAACTACTATTGTTCTAAAGTATCGTTTTAGAGACAACAGCAATCGATTACATGCTTCTACACCAGAGCCATCTAGCGTACCAAAGCCTTCATCAAGTATGAAAATATCTGGTTTTGGCAGTGTGGTGACATTTATCATAGCTACACGAAGTGCAATTGATGTAATTGTCTTTTCCATTCCGCTGCAAAGTTCAATTATTCTACGAGAATCGCCATAATTGATGTATACTTCAAGCGCATCAGACTCTTCATCATTTTCCAATTCAATTGTGAAATCAACGATTCCTTGAAGGATCTTTGATACCTCAGCGTTTATCATTGGCAACTGAGTTTTTGCAATTAACAAAGGAATACCTTTCTTTGAAAATGCTGTTGTAATCAATTCTTGAATTCGAAGCTTTTCAAGAAGAGAATCGCGTGAAGATTTTTCATTATTCAACACTTCAATTCTTGATTTTGACTTTCCTCGATTGTCAACACATGACATTTTTTCAGCATCCCAAAGCTTTACACTTTTACTAAGTGAATCAAGCTGTGATCTGATTCGTGTTACTTCTTCATTTTCATCATTGCAGATTGCATCAGATAATATCTTTAGCTTATCATTTGCTTCTGTTAATGCTAACGTCAATGTGTCTGATGTCGATTTTAATCTAACGAGCTCTGTTTCTTTATTTGAAATTTCAAGCTGTATCTTCAGAATGAGTTCATTAACTTTTGCGTGCTTGATTATCTTTTCTTCAACGCCGGAATCTTTGATAACATTGAACGATTTTTCTGCATCATGAAGTGTCATTGCTGCTGATGTTGCAATTTTCTCTTGATCTGCAACCTTGTCTTTTAGCGCATGCGCATCTTTGATAAATTTGCAAGTAGGATAATTGTCACCACATGGAACTTCATCAAGAATTTTCAAAGACTTGCGCTGTTGTAATAAAACAGTCGACTCTTTGTCTGCAAAATGTCGTAGATCGACAATAGATTTTTCAAGTGATTGTTGCGCTGCATGTCGTTTCTTCAATTCTACGATATCAATACTTTCAATCATTGAATTTAATGATGTTAGCTTGATTGAAAGTTCAGATATTTCACTTTCTTTAGATTGGATCTTTTCCAAACATTCAGTAGATCGCTTGAGCAGTGATTCAGAAGACAATGTCTGTGCATCTATATCTGATTGAGAAACAGGTTTTCTATTGTGTTGTGACATCTCTGATCTTAGCAAAGTTATCTTTGTCTGTGCATCTGAAATGTCTTGAGTGTATTTTTCTATTAAGATCTCGAGTTCATTCAATGATTCGCTGCTTAACTTAGATAGTTCTTCCCAATTTCTATCAGGGAAATTCTTCAATTGTGCTTTGAAACCATTGATATCCTTGTTTGCAAGGTCATACATCTTATCGAAGATGTCGAGATCAAGAAATTTTGATAAAATTGATCTTCGCTTTGTTGATCCCTGAGAAAGAAACTGATTTGCTTCTCCTTGCGCTGAAAGTGAAGTCATTAGAAAATCATCAGATGTTCCGATGAGATTACGTATTGTCTTTTCTGTATCTGTCCTTTGCTCACCGCAAAGGTCTTCCATTTCTCCGTCATCTTTCATTCTAAAGAGATTCAGAGCAGTTGCTGCTGTAACAATTCCCTTTTTGTTGACTTCTTTTGTTGTCTGTCGTTCTATTGCATATGTTGTTCCATTGTGTGCAATGATTGCAGTCGACATGCAATATGGTTTTCGTATATTGCAGACATAAAGATTTTTCATTGATCCTCTGTCTGTCGTGTTAAATAACGAATACATTAAAGTACCAACAATCGATGACTTGCCAACTCTGTTTGGACCAAAAATTCCGACGATGCCATTCAATTTATCAAAATTGATTGAATTCCCAGGCCCATAGATGAACATATTGTCCCATTTGACTTGACGAATTGTCCACTTAGAACCTCGAGATACTTCTTCTCCAGAAGAAACAGTAGAGATGTAAGACTTTACCTGATTTTTGATTATCTCAGTGTCGTCTGTTGTTAGCTTGTCTTCTGGATGGAACTCCTTCATAAGCTTTATAAGAATATCGGGCGATCTGAGATCTGATTTGATAAGTTTTGAATTTCCGGTTGTAACCTTCTGTGTGTCAATTTGAAATTCTGACTTATAAATTACTTCAG